ATTAAAGCCGTTAAGATTAAAAGCCATCGTGCTAACACCAAGGGCAGCGAACCAAATACCAACAACAGGCCAAGCAGCCAGAAAAAAGTGCAGACTTCTGCTGTTGTTAAAACTCGCGTACTGGAAGATGAGGCGTCCGAAGTAGCCATGGGCAGCAACAATGTTATAGGTTTCTTCTTCCTGTCCAAACTTATAGCCGTAGTTCTGGCTCATGTCTTCAGTCGTTTCACGAACCAAAGAAGACGTGACCAAGCTACCATGCATAGCACTAAAGAGGCTCCCTCCAAATACACCAGCCACTCCCAGCATATGGAAGGGATGCATGAGGATGTTATGTTCCGCTTGGAACACCAGCATGTAATTAAACGTACCGCTGATCCCAAGAGGCATCGCATCGGAGAAAGAACCTTGACCAAAGGGGTAGACAAGGAAGACAGCGGTAGCTGCAGCGACAGGAGCAGAGTAAGCAACAAAGATCCAGGGTCGCATCCCTAGTCGATAGCTAAGTTCCCACTCTCGTCCCATGTAAGCATAGATGCCAATGAGGAAGTGGAAAGTAACGAGTTGGAATGGACCCCCGTTGTACAACCATTCATCAAGTGAAGCAGCTTCCCAAATTGGGTAGAAGTGTAGTCCGATGGCATTGCTGCTCGGAACGACGGCTCCCGAAATGATGTTGTTTCCATACAACAGGGAGCCAGCGACGGGTTCACGGATTCCATCGATGTCAACAGGTGGTGCAGCAACAAATGCTACAATAAAACAAATGGTGGCGGTCAGCAAGGTAGGAATCATTAAGGTTCCAAACCAACCAACATAAAGACGATTGTTAGTGGAAGTCACCCAGGAACAAAACTGCTCCCAAGATGACTCCTTACGAAGTGCAATAGTTGCGGTCATTTAATTAAGTAAGTACGTTGTGCCTCCCTCCCACCACAGTGGGAATTAGAAGCGGTACTTCAGACCAGCCTTAGTGCCGTAGCTATTCACGTCATCAAAGGCAGCAGAGATCTCACCGTACACAGAGAGCTTCTCGCTTACGCCGACACCACCACCAACTTTAGCAGTTAGGATGGTTTCAGCTGCGCCGCCATCAGGAGAGACAACAGTAGGACCGCCTTGGAGATACCAAGAGGCAGCACCTTCGGAACCGTCAACACCGACGTGGAAGTCAGTAGAGGTACCAGTGTAATCAGACCCGGTGAAACCGGAGTTTGCTTCCACGTTCACATAAGGAGCAGCGAAAGCAGGGGCAGCCAGCAGAGCAGCGGCGGGGAGGATAGCGAGGAATTTCATTTGTTAATTTTGAGTTTGTTACGTTTAGCAGTTTTAGCGGAGCGTTTAAAGTTAGCAGCCGTGGGTGCTCCAGGGGACCCAGGCTTTCTCATTTTTTCACCACTGCCTGCAGCAATACGTTTGCGTTTGGCGTGGATGTTTGCATAAAGACCAGGCTTAGCCATAGCTACTGCCTCCTTTTTTCTTTTTAGCAAGAGGAAGCTGTGGACCAGTCCTCTTCATAAAAGTGTCTTTTTCGTTAGGGTTAGTAGAACCCTTACCTTTGTTGTAGATCTTTGCGCCTTTGTTTACTTTCTTGTGACCAGCAGGATCAATCTGATGATTGAAACCACCTGCTACAAAGTTGCTATTAAAAGCTTTGTTGTCTACTTTCTTTTTCATTACCAATAACCAGGAATGATTTGTCCAGTCAGCGCGTAAGCGCCAAGAGCAGCCACGATGCCAAGCATAGCAAGGCGACCATTGAGCTGCTCAGCACGTTCGTTGTGGGGGACACCGTAGGGATGGTCAGGCATAATTAGAATTTAAGATCAGAGCGTGCAAGTTTTTCCATGATCTCATTGCGATAAGCAGGATCACGATCGTAACGAATATCATTCATTGCCCTTACAACTTCTGCTTGACTACGGAATGTGTCAGCAGGGGCAGCAGCTTTACCTTGAATCATTTGTCCTTCGTAGCCAACGGCATCGGTGTAACGTGCTTTCAGTCCAGCCAATGCGAGATTGATGGCATCAATGTTGCCAGAGTCAACTACGTTATCAAAAGCTTGGATTTCAGATTGTGTAAAGTTTTGAGCTGCCCAACCAACGAGTTGTTGATAAGCAGCTTCACCACCTACAGAGTTTTGAATTTGATTGATGTCGCCTTGTGACAACTCAACAGCTTCAGGAGCATCCATTGCAGGAAGCCCTTGCTCATATTCAAAGTATGCTTGGATAAGTTCTTGAGAAGACATCTTGGCAAACTCAGCCAGCGTCTCTTCACTCAACTCACCTTTTGCATTGAACTCATCTGCTGCTTTACTGATTGCTTCAATCTGTGCAGAGTATTCAGATGGTTCTTGTTCCTCTTGATATTCTTGCTCAGGTTCCGTTACCTCTTCGTCAGCATCACGAGAACCAAGCTTTTTCTCAAGTTCGATGTAAGCTCTTTCAAGCTCTTGTGCATCTTTATACTTCCCAGCCAGCCGTTCATTAGCTTGGTTGATAAGCTGTTCGCCAATTTCAAGCGACTCAGCTTGGTCTTCATTCATAGCACCGATAACTTCGGGATCGTTGCTGGGATCGTAAGATAGGGTTTCAGCCATATTATTCAAGTGGTGGAATGACTTCCTCACCCATCACCGCATTGACAGTTTCGCCTGCCATTGGGTTCTTAGATGGATCAGCCAAGGGTGATTTAAGAAGTTGACCGGCTTGTTGTACCATAGCCATCTCCTCTTGTTGCTCAGCAGCAGCTTGTCGTTCTTGTTGGATCTCCTCCATAGACTTCACAAGGTTCAGTACGTCGATACCTTGTGCAGCTGCAAGACGCTTGATAGCTTCGTCAGCATTGATGTATTGCATCAGTGCCTCAGGTCCAAGAGTCTGAGCAATGGTCATGATGAAGGAAGTGAGAGACTCACGATCCTGTCCACGACCAAGAGCATTGATACCTGCGACGATGGTTGGGTTAACCATGTCTTTAGGAATACGTGGGAGCTGTCCACTGCGTTGCAGAACCAGCAGCTTACGGTTAAGGTAAGGCAGCAGGAACTCAACAGTCAGCAAAGAGAACAAGCCACCAAGCTGTTGTTCAAGCTCAAGCTGTGTGAGGCGAACCTCTTCAGCAGTGGTACGTTCAGATTGACGAACGTTAAGAATAAGGAATGCTTCAGACAGACGACGCTCAAGTTGCTGCATCATTGTCATGGCAGTACCAAAGTCAGCTGTCTTACCAACCTGGACAACACCGATGTCATCGGGTCTGCCTTGAACGATCGCTCCGTTGCCTGCCTTCGCCAGCGTCTGGGCTTTAGTGGTACTAGAGGGTGATACCACGAAGACGACCTTAGCGGCTGCTGCAGAGCCTTCTACGAGTGCCTGGGAGAGTGCATCAAGAGACTTAAGATCTCCCAAGAATTCCTCAACTCTACCGCGCCCATAGTTCTCTCCATCGACAGAATTAAACCGCAGTACAAGCCAAGGACTAGCATCCTTTGGAGCTTTGCTATCGGTGCCTGGAATCTTTTTACCATAAGCTTCCTGATGCCAAAGCCAGCGATTGTTGTCTAGACGTACATGAGTATATACCTCTACGTCGTTCTCATGTGAGAAGCTCTCATCCATAACAGGACGAGGTTCCTCAGTGAGTTCCTTTGGTAGAAGATTTTTGTTAATAAGTTCTTTGGTTACGATCTCAATTACGTTACCATTGCCATCTCTATCGACAACGTAACGGTTCAGTGGGTAGTGCTTCAACCCTTCCTTACCCATAAAGATCAGTGCATTACCACCAACCACCAAATGTTTAATAGCTTGGTGAACAACGACACGATCGCTAGAAGCAGCAATCGAATCCATCACCATGCGTTCCATCTTGGCAAAGCTAAGGTCAAGTTCAGAACGGATCTCAGCAGGCAACTCAGTGCCTAGCTTGTCATCACGGACTTGAAGCTTGAAGAACGTAGATTGAGGAGGTAGCAATGCAAGCATCAACTTGGATGCAAGAGTTACTACACCCTTAGCTCCTACGGATTGCCAAGGTTGTACAAGGGATTGATGGGTAACACGAAACTCATCGCGTTGGATGAGGTAAGGAATGGTGAGCTTGGAACACTGAACCGCTGTGTCTAGAAACTGAGAACGGTAACTAGATAGATGATCGTACCTTCCTTTAGCGCTCATTTAATTAACCAATGTTAAGACCACCACCGGCTTGTGAGCCGATGTTAAGGGGGATACGAAGTGAAGAGATGCCTCTTCCAATATTAGATGTAGTTGTACGACGTGCACGGCTGGTACGAACTCCAACGTTTTGTGCGCCTAGAGTTGCTCCAGTAGTCCTGCGTACGTCAGGTGCCATAGCTTCACGCATGGCTTCAGTTTGCTTCATCATAGATTCGCGTTGAAGCTTGAGCTGCTCTTCCATAGCTCGCTGCTGCTGCTCCATCATTGCTTTCTGACGGTTAGCTTCAGCGTTGGCAGCTCGCATTGCCTCTTGCTGTCTATGATGTTGTCGGCGTCCAGCGCCCATGATTAAGTCTCCTCATCAATACGGTTTTCAATCCACTCTAACACACTACGTTGACCAGCTCGATACATGATCTGGTTTAGTGCTGTGTCAGGGGAAGGGTTGACGGGTGGAAAGACATCTTCTAGTTCTTCTAAAAGACGCCTTGGGTCTAGTCTAGGAATGTAAGGGGTGGATGTCATGACTAACCAGCTCGGAACATACGGCGGCGTGCACTAGGTGCCATACCGCCTTTGCTGATACGAAGACCAGATGCACCCATTTGCTGTCCAATAGTTGCAGCTCCACCTCCACCAAAACTTTGACGGCGGTCAGCTCTACGTGCTTGACGTTGTTTTTGGAAAGCAGTCAGTTCATCCAACTGCTTTTGCATACTGGTCAAACGGTTACCAGTATCAGTGAAAAATTGATCGCGTTTTGCACGTGCATCTTGTTCTGCTTTCGCTTTAATAATTGCGCCCATAGTTATGCATACTGTGGAAGGTTAGGGTTAGCGTGCTCAAAGAAGGCGGGCATACGGGCACGCTTGGTGTCAGCCAACTCCGGCGCTTTGCCTTCATACATCAGGCGATCGCTGGAATCCAGCCAAAATTTTTTGTTCAAATATTTATTAGGTGAATACTTGAGAGGTTGCATCACCCAGTTAATAGTTGCTTTACGCAGCTTATCAAGAGAAGGAGAAACTTCCAACCCAAGCTCACGGGTCACCAGACTATTAACAGCAACGTGAACTTGTTCGTCTCTGCTAATATCCGCACTAACGGTCCTTAGCGCCGCATCTCCCGTAAAACGGAAAAACGGCAGGAGCACAAAGAAAATCGCACGCTCGGCAACCAACGCTTTGAGGATCGTGTGATCCGGGTGAGCAACCCAAGCGTCGCGAATCCGTTTGGCTTCCTCCTCAGCTTGTTCATCAACACCCATGGAGTTGGTAATGTAACCCAATGCAAGGTCGTGCTTAATTTCGTCTTGGACGTTGGATTGAAGGACTTCCCGTGCCAACGCTGGTACATCATTATCTAGTGCATCAGTAATAAAATCACCGACTGGCAGTTCCATGTGACGGATAGCCAAGGCACGGAAGATAGCTTCTTCCGCACCCTCCATCACTTGACCAGCAGTGGTCTGGACAGGTGTCCAAGTACGCTTACGCGAGAGTAGTTTGTCGTAGGGATTCATTCGCCGCAATTACAATCAGGAGCAGGATCATCAAGAATAAACTCCAGGTAACGTTCGACATCTTCCTCGTCCAAGGCAGCGTAGGCGCTGGTCTTGTCTTGGGTATCTCCCATTACTTGGAGCGAATAGTAGAGACTGGTCTGGTCAGACTTCAACCAATCTTCAATAAACGCTTCGTCGTAGGTGATCACATCAGACCAACTATTGAAGCTATAGCCGTGCAGAAGTCCGGTCTTATCAAGCATACGCATGATACCGTCTGCAACATTTTTATATGCATCCCAGCCAACTTCGCTAGCGATCTCAACGTCGCCATAGTTGTAGCTCTGGACGCCAAAGGTACCGCTGTCACGGTCTACTTGGCGGGCAATGGGAGGGGCAATTTCGGGAGTAGCGGTGTAGCCATCGGGATCTTTGTACCGATAGCTGCATGAAGCAGTAGGAGCAATAGCGAAGGCACGATCCATGTTGTTAACTCGTGCAATCGACGCAGCTTGGGCGACACCACTTTGGAATTCTAGAGCAAGAGTGATTGCGGGTGTGAACTCTTTGATTTGCTCACCGCTATTGACAACGGTAAGAGCATTACCAAATTGTTGGTAAGTTACGCCGTACCTTCGTAGGAGGTTGGCAAGTCCGAGCATCCCCAGTCCGACTTGTCGATCTGTTTCGGGTGGCAGGTACTCTCCAGACTCTCCAACGCCTGTCCGGCTATGGAGACTGCACAACTCGGACATACCTGCAACGAAAGCCGGTGCGATGTCTTCGATGTCACAGGCAGCGAGATTGACATGCTGCAACAGGCAAGTTCCTCGTGACGGCAAGTAAACCTCAAGGCAGACGTTACCACGGATTCGGTTTCCATATGCATCAATTTTAGTTTTGTTAAGCCAGATGTCACCCTGGCGGATACCTTGGAGCAATGCTTCCTTTACGTTAGGTGTAGCTTCTTCCCACCAATAGTCATTGATGTTGACGCACCGTTTGACCCAGGGGAGTTCAGCTCGGTTAGCTTGGATAAACTCCAGAACGTCAGGGTGATTAAGGTCAAGGTGGCACACAACAGCGCCATTCTTATACACACCACCTCTACGGAGTG